CCTTCAAAAAATGTGCAGATTCGTGCATATCCCCCCTACTTTGTAGAAAGGAGAACAAAATGGACAAAATAAAGCCAATTAATTTTAAAAACCTTAAAAAATTGTTTAATGAAATGAACAATGAAAAAGGTATGTTAGGTTTAGCACTTATTAAAGAATTAGAGTTTATGAAAAAAACATTAAATAAACTAAAAAAAGAATTAACTGATAAAGGTGTAGTCACTGAAATGTCGCAAGGAAAGTATAGTATTGAAAGGGCAAATCCAGCTCTTACACAATACAATTCTATGATTAAGAATTATCAATCCACTGTAAAACAAATAAATGATTTATTGCCAAAAGATTCTATGGATAGTTATGACGACTTTGACAATGACGACCTATGACATATATAGAAGAGTATTACAAGTGGATAGAAAAAAATCCTAATAAGGTATGTAAAAAAGTAAAAACAATTTATAAAAGATTAGTTGATGATATAAAGACACCGAAAGTGGTGTCTTTTACTAATCAAGAAACTGGAGAAACTGAAACTCATACATATATTTTTGATGAAAGAAAAAGTTTAAGATGTATTCATTTTATTGAAAAATATTGTCGACAATCAAAAGGCCAATGGAATGGACAACCATTGAAATTAGAACTATTTCAAAAAGCATTTGTACAAGCCTTATTTGGATTTGTTGATAAAGATACTGGTTTTAGAAAATATAGAAAAGCGATATTATTTGTTGCTAGAAAAAATGGAAAATCTGTATTAGATTCAGCTATAGCAAATTATATGCTAACTAAGGATGGAGAGGGTGGAGCTGAAATATATTCAGTTGCAACTAAACGTGACCAATCAAAAATAGTTTGGGAAGAATCAAAGAAAATGATAAAGAAATCGCCTAGCTTAGCTAAAAGGATTCGTTGTTTGATTGGTGGTATTTATTATGATGCAACTGATTCAACATTTAGAGCATTAGCTAGTGATAGTAATTCGTTAGATGGTTTAAATAGTCATTTAGTAATAGCAGATGAAGTACATGCATGGAAAGATAAAAATTTGCTTGATGTTATGTATGATTCTATGAGTGCTAGACAACAACCTATATTACTTGAAACAAGTACTATGGGAACTATCAGACAAAATGTCTTTGATATTGAGTATGACTATGCAAGTCAAGTTATTGATGGAACTATACCTGATGAAGTTTTACTACCAGTGATATATGAATTAGATGATGAAAAAGAATGGGTGAATGAAGAGGCATGGTATAAGCCTAATCCATCTTTAGGAAAAATAAAATCAGTTAAAGCATTAAGAGAAAAGGTTCAAAGAGCTAAAGCTAATCCTATTGAATTAGTTAATTTATTATGTAAGGATTTTAATGTTCGACAAAATAGTGTTAATGCATGGCTTACATTTGATGATTTGAATAATGAAGAAATATATTCAGATTGGAAAGATTCTTATTGTATAGGTGGATGTGATTTATCTAGTACTACTGACTTAACTTGTGCAACTATACTTGGTGTAGTAAAAGGAAAAATAAGAGTTAAGCAGATGTATTGGATTCCAACGAATTTTTTAGAAAAAAAAGTTTCAGAAGATAAAATTCCATATGATAAATGGTTAAAGGCTGGTTATTTGAGATTAAGTGGTGACTCTAAAATTGATTATCACGATATAACTAAATGGTTTATTGAACAAGTACAAGAATTTGATTTAAGACCACTATGGGTAGGATACGATAGTTGGAATGCTCAATTTTGGTGTGATGAAATGAAAAGTAATGGCTTTGATATGGTTGAAGTAAGACAAGGTTATAAAACTGAATCAGCACCACTAAAACAAATGAAAGCTGATTTGATGGATAAAAAAATTAATTACAACAATAATCCAATATTAAAATGGAATCTATCAAATGTAGTTGTAAAAGTAGATGATAATGAAAATATTATGTTATCAAAAGAAAAATCAAGACAAAGGATTGATGGTGCATCTAGTTTAATGGATGCATATGTAATCTATGTTAATAAGCAACAAGAATATTTAGATTATGTTAGTGAGGAGGTTAAATAATGGCTAAAAGAAGTTTATTCAGCAGATTATTTGGTAATGATGATAATAGTATAACTCCACAAAATGCGACTGAATTTACAGTGTTAAATGGAAATAAAGCAGTTTTTACTAAATATAATGGTGACTTTAAAAATGATACTGATGTAAGGGCTTGTGTAGATGCTATTGCAAGAAATGGTGCTAAAATGCATCCAAAACATATCAGAAATTTTAAAGGAAAGTTTGAAAACTTAAAAGATAATCTTTATAGTTTAATTGCTAAGCAACCAAATGAATTGCAAAATGCATATCAATTTTATTATCAAGTAATATCTAATTTAGAATTATATAACGATAGTTTTATATATATGCAAAGAGATAAAGATTTAAAAATAACTGGTTTATATCCATTAGATTTTAGTGAGGGTAAACTTTATGAATATCAAAAAAAGATATGGATTAAATTTAAATTTGGTCGTTCAAAAGAAAGATTTGTGCCATATGATAGTTGTATTCATTTAACAAGATTTATAAGTGATAGTGGCATTACTGGTGGTTCTACTACACCAATAATTAAAACTTTATCTATGAAACATATACTAGATGAGGGTATTATAAATGCTATTAAAACAACTCAATCAATAAAAGGTGTCATTAAATCAACTAAGGCAATGTTAAAGCCTGAGGATGTTAAAAAGATGCGTGACCAATTTGTTGAAGATTTTATTAATAATTCAGATAAGAGTGGTATTGGTGGATTAGATGCAACATCAGAATTTTCACCAGTTAAGATTGAACCGACTACTGCAAGTGATAGTCAAGTAAAGAGTATTGATAATAAAATACTCTCTTATTTTGGTGTAAATGAGGCAATTGTTCAATCTAAATATAGTGAAGATGAATGGAATGCTTTCTATGAATCAGTATTAGAACCAATTGGCTTACAAATGAGTTTAGAATTTACAAATAAAATATTTACACCTACTGAAAAACATTTTGGAAATGAAATAGTATTTGAAAGCAATAGACTTCAATATGTATCTAATAATACAAAAGTTAATTTACTTAGATATGCAAATAATATAATGACAGTCAATGAATTAAGAGAAATATTTAATTTAGCACCTAGAGATGATGGTGATGTTATAATGCAAGATTTAAATCATATTGATAGTTCAATAGCAAATGATTATCAAGTAGGTAATGGTAATAAAAATGATGATGAGAAAGAGGGTGAAGATGATGAAAGAAAAAGAAATTAGAAAATTAGATTTACAATTTAGAGCAGAAACAAATGAAGATGAAAAAATGGAAATTAAAGGATATGCAGTAGTATTCAACAGTCCTGAAACTTATGGATATACTGAGGTTATTGATGAACATGCATTAGATGAGGCAGATATGTCAGATGTAGTCTTAAGATATAATCATAATGATAGTTTTATGGTATTAGCAAGAACAAGAAATAATAGTTTAAAACTAGATAAAGATAAAAAAGGTTTATTTATGGATGCTATATTACAAGATGATATAACTGAACATAAAAATATTTTTAATGCTATAAAGAGTAAATTAATTGATAAACAATCATTTGCATTTACAGTAGAAGAAGATGAATATGACTATGAAACTGATACTAGAACTATTACTAAAATAGGTAAATTATTCGATGTATCGGTAGTAGACCAACCATTCTATAATGCAACTGATGTTAGTATTGCTAGTAAAAATGATGATTTCTTAGAAAGAAGAAAAGAACTAAGAAAACAACATGAAGAAAAGAAAGCCTTAAAAGAGGCAAAAGAAAAACTAATTGCAAAATTAGGTTAATACGATGATGGAGAAAGAACTGGAGAGTTCTTTTTTTGTTGGTGGATACTAACTAAGTCGTTTTAATAAAGGCTGGAGAGCCATATTGGGAAGTTGTATCGCCCTAAAGAGTACTAAAAGATAAGGAGGTCAATTATGACAAGAAAAGAAGAAATTGAAGCTCGTAAAGTTGAAATTCGTGAAGAAGTTGAATCAACAGAAGATATAGAAAAAGTAAAAGAACTTGATAAAGAAGTTGATGCTTTAAATGAAGAAGAAACTCAAATCGAGGAACAAGAAAAAAATGAAGATATTGCAGTTGAAATGGAAGAGAAAAAATCTGCAGTAAAAGAAATTAAAATGGAGGAAAGAAAGATGGAAAAGAAAAAAGAGTATAGAGATATATACTTATCTAAATTAATGGGAAAAGAATTAAATGAAGAAGAAAGAGATATTCTAGTTGCTAATGATGGTGCTATCCCAACTGAAACTCAAAATACAATTTTTGAAAAAGTAGTAAAAAAAGCACCTATGCTAGATGAAATTACATTATTAAATGTAAAAGGAAATGTATCTTTCTATGTTGAGGGTACTAGAACTGATGGTGCTGACCATGTAGAGGGTCAAGACATTACTGAATCAGAAGTGCCTTTATTAAAAGTTGATTTAGCAGGTACTGAAATAGTTAAATTAGTGACTATCAGTGATACTGTTAAAACAATGTCTATTTCAGCATTTGAAGAATGGTTAACTGATATGTTATCAGATTCAATCGCAAATGCTATTGAAAGTAAAATCTTAAATAAGATTGAAACTACTGGAACTCCAGTAAATGGTTCATTAGATGCTAGTGGATTAAGAAGTTTAGTAGCAGGACTACCTGCAGGATATGAAAATGGTGCTAAGTTCTATGTTAATAAATCATTATTCTATAACAATATCTTAGCATTACAAGATTTATCTAAAAATGAATTAGTGACTCGTGAAAATGGTAAATATTTCATTCTTGGATATGAAGTATCAATAAGTGATAAAGCTAATAAAGTATCATTCGGAAATGCTAAAAAATTCGTTGGTAATTTAGCAGAAGATATTAATATTCATACTCAATATAATATCGGTAATAACACTTATTCTTATTCAGGTGTTGCTATCTATGATGGTAAACTTGCTGATGCAACTGCATTCCAAGTATTAAATGTTAGTGCATAATTAAAATAAGAAAGGATGTTGACTATGCTAGAAGAAATCAAAAAAATACAAGGTATAAATCACAATGAATTTGATTCAACTATAAATATGTGGATTGAATCTGCAAAATTAGACCTTAAAAGTATCGGCATAGTCGATGCTTTAATTAATAATCCTAATAGTTTAATAAAAACTGCAATAATCACTTATGTTTTAAGTTTTGCTGATGTTTCTAATGCTGATTTGTATGCAAATAGTTATGCATTACAAAAAGATGTATTAAGACATACTTCTGAATATATTATTGATGGTTTATTGAAAGATGAATCAAAAGAGGAAGAAGAAACCGATGGAATATAATGAGATTATTTACTTATTAAATCTAGTTAAAACAGAGGATGAGATAGGTAATATTATCAAATCCTCTGAAACTAGAAATAAATGTTATGCCAAAAAGCAAAGTGTTAAAACTGGGGAATATTATAATGCAGTAGAAGTTGGAATGACTCCAAATTGTGAATTTGTTATAAAAAGATTAAATTACAATGGTGAGGAAGAATTAGAGTGGAATAATGAACGATATCAAGTAATTAGGACAATAGACCCTAAGAATAAATTTGATATTGTTTTAGTATGTACGAAAAGAATTGGTGTAAATGGCTAATAGTTCAATATTAGATATAAATGATATACTTGCTGGTTATGGTGACGATATTCAAACATTAATCCAAGATGAGGCAGAAAAAATAGCAAAAGAGGGTGTTAAGACTTTAAAAGCAACTTCACCAAAAAATAAGAAATCGACTGCAAATCGTGGAAAATATGCTAAAGGTTGGAGAGTCAAGAAAGAAAATAAAAGAGGAGAAGTTCACTGTATTATTCATAATGCAACTGATTATCAATTAACTCATTTGTTAGAAAAACCTCATTTAAAAAGAAATGGTGGGTATACTGCTCCAATAGTTCATATAAAACCAGTTGAAGAACAATGTGTATCAGAATATATAAAAAATGTTGAGAATGGCATTAGAAAGGGTAATTAATGGAACATAAAGAAATATATGATTTATTAAAAACTTTAGGTATACCAGTTGCATATAACCACTTTGATGTGAGTCAGAATGTAGTGCCACCTTTTATAGCATATAGAGAAAATACCCCTGATACATTTAAAGCCGATGGTAGAACTTATTATAGACCTTATGAGTTTGAAATAGAACTTGTGACTGAAAAGAAAGATGTTGCATTAGAAAAAACTATTGAGGAATTATTAAATACAAATAACATTCCATATGATAAGTCAGATGAAGTATGGGATGAAGATGAAAAAATATATCATAATTTTTATGAAATATAGCACCTAGGTGCTTTTTTATTTAGAAGAAAATAGGAGGATTAAAATATGGCAAATAAAGTTAAATTTGGATTAAGTAATGTACATATTGCACCAATAACTGCAATATCAGGAGCATCAATAACTTATGGTGAACCATTTGCAATAAAAGGTGCAGTTAATTTAACACTTGACCCTGAGGGAGAAAGTGCTGACTTCTATGGTGATAATACTAAATATTTTAGTGAATTTGCTAATCAAGGATATAGTGGTTCATTAGAAATAGCATTAATAACTGATGAGTTCAGAACAAAAATACTAGGGGAAAAAGTTGATTCAAATGGTGCGATGACTGAAAGTACAAACGATACTATAAGTGATTTTGCACTAGGATTCCAAATTGATGGTGATAAAACTAATCGTAGATATTGGTATTATAATGTATCTGCTCAAAGACCATCAACTGCTGGACAAACAATCGAGGCATCTAAAGAGCCTAGCACTGATACATTAAATATTACTGCTACACCAAGAATTACTGATAATAAAGTTAGAACTTTCTTAGAAAAGACTCAAGAAAATGCAACTGCATATGATGGATTCTTTAATGAAGTATATGAACCAGTAGTATCAGCATAATTAAACACTACTCTTATGAGTAGTAAAAAGACTACTCATTACTACTCTAAAGAGTAGTTTTTTTAGTATTTATAAGGAGGTGAAACTATGGCTAATATAAAAGGTATAACTATTGATATCGGTGGCAATACATCGAAATTAGAAGATGCCTTAAAAAATGTAAATAAAGTAGTTTATTCTACTAATACTGAATTAAGGCAACTGAATCAAGCATTAAAACTTGACCCTAAGAATACCGAAATACTATCGCAAAAGCAAGATGTTTTAAAGAGTAATATTAAAGCAACTACTGATAGATTAAATGCTCTTAAAGAGGCTCAGAAACAAATGGGTAGTTATTCATCTTTAACCGAAGAACAAAAAGAAAAATATAGAGCTTTAAGTGTAGAAATAGTAAAAGGTGAATCTGCACTTAAAAAGATGAATAGTGAATTAAAAAGTCAATCTAGTATAGATTTTTCTAAAGTTAAAGATGGATTATCTAAAGTTGGAGATGTTGCTTTAAATGTTAGTAAAAAACTAGCCACAGTGACTGCTGGGATAACAGGAGCATTAGCAGGTATAGTTGGTGCTGGTGTTAAATCATATGCCGACTTAGAACAAAATCTAGGAGGTGTAGAAACATTATTCAAAGATAGTTCTGATAAGGTAGTAGAGAATGCCAAAAATGCTTACAAAACTGCAGGTGTTAGTGCTAATGAATATATGCAAGGTGTCACTTCATTTAGTGCATCACTTTTGCAATCATTAGGTGGAGATACATCAAAGGCAGCCGATGTCGCTGATATGGCATTCAGAGATATGTCGGATAATGCTAATAAGTTCGGTACTGATATGTCATCAATACAAACGGCATATCAAGGTTTTGCGAAACAAAACTATACCATGCTTGATAATTTGAAATTAGGTTATGGTGGTACAAAAACTGAAATGCAAAGATTGTTATCTGATGCTGAAAAACTTACTGGTGTTAAATACGATATTAATAATTTAAGCGATGTATATAATGCTATTCATGCAATTCAAGTAAATATGGATGTTAGTGGCTATAGTGCTGACCAGTTAAAAGATAAATTAAAAAACATGTCATTAACACAAGATGAGTTAAAGAAAGTTGCTACTGATATGGGAATATCATATGAAGAAGCATTTAATAAAATGCAAAATGGTACTTTATCAGTTAGAGATGCTCAAGTGTTATTAGGAACAACTGCTAAAGAGGCTGAATTAACAATATCAGGTTCAGTTGCATCAATGAAATCAGCATTTGATAATTTCTTAAATGGTAGTGGTAGTGCAGAAGATTTGGCTGATACTGTCACTAATGTACTAACAAATGTTAGTGATGCAATAGTTAAATTAGCACCAAATATACTAAGTGGAATTGTGACTCTAGTTGAAAAGTTGTTGCCACAAGTGGCAAAAATACTGGTAGACCTAGTTCCACAACTTTTGGATGCAGTTAGCAATATGATAGATAGTTTACTTAATATGGTCACTCAAGACCTTAGTGGACTTCAAGAAACACTAACATTACTTGTAAATAAGATAGTAGAATTTTTTACTACTAACCTCCCAAAAATTATTGAATTAGGCTTACAACTTATAATCGCTCTTGCCCAAGGCATCGCCGAAAGCCTACCTACTTTAATCCCACAAATAATTGATTGTGTATTAAAAATAGTAGAAGTTTTAGTTGATAATATTGATTTAATTATAGATGCTGGAATCCAGCTAATAATTGGATTAATTGAGGGTTTAACTGACCCTGATACTATTGAAAAATTAATGGAAACAATTCCAATATTAATTATTAAAATAGTTGAGGCAGTAATAAAGAGTCTACCTAAGATAATAGAGGCTGGTGCTAGAATACTTTTATCATTAGGTCAAGGTATAATGACTTATTATGGAAAAATCGGCGAGTGGATGAGTAATATCATCAATGCCATAAAAGAAAAAATAGGTAATCTTGGCTCAAAAGCAATAGAGTGGGGTAAGGATATGATTCAAGGCTTTATTGATGGTATTAAGAAAATGATAGGAAAAGTTGGTGATGCAGTTAAAGGTGTAGCTGATAAAATCAAAAACTTCTTACATTTCTCAAGACCTGATATCGGACCACTTCGTAATTATGAAACATGGATGCCTGATATGATTAAAGGAATGGTTAAAGGAATCAATAAATCTAGTTATTTACTTGAAAATGCAACTGACAGAATGGCTCAAAAAATGGCGAATAAACTATCTTTCGATGATTTAGTAGGAAATACTACTAAAGCTATGAAAACACTTAACTATGGTGTACAAAACTCGCTAAATCCAATGGTTAATCCTAATGCTAATAGTTTGTTATTAGAAAGACAAAATCAAAATAGTTCAAGTGGTAGTGAGGGAAAAGATGGGTTTACTGCTATTATAAATAATAATTCTAAATATACATCTCCATCAGAGAATGTTAGATTATTAAGACAAGAATATGAATTATACAAATTGAAATATGGAGGGGTTAGATAATGGCTTATTTTTCTAAAACTAAAAAAATAGTATGTGAAAATAGTTATGGTTATAAACTAGAGTTTGGTTATTCTTTCCCTTTCTATTTAGATTCTTATTCAGGAATACATAGTTATGATGGAAATGTAGCCACAATAAAAAGTGCTTTTGGTGTTGGTGTATCTTATATAGGAACATCAGTAAATCAACGAAGTATAAATCTAGTAATAGCATTTAAAGATGGTGCTGATTTGATTACTAGAAAACAACAAATATATAATATATTTCCATTAAAAGACCATGGTACTTTATATTATTATGAGGCTGATATAGAAAGAAAGATTAATTATTATGTTGAAAAAGTTAATTTGGTAAGAAAAGCAAATTATATATATGCAACGATTAATTTATTATGTCCTAGTCCTTACTTTATGGATTCAACTGAAACTATTGCAACATTAAATAACTGGGATAAGTTATTCAAATTTCCATTGGAAATACCTGAGGGTACTGGTATTGAGTTTGGTAGCAAAAATAGTTCAACTGCTATTGAAATAGAAAACAATTCACATATATCATATGGACTTACTATTACATTTATAGCAAATGGCAAGGTGGTTAATCCTACATTGACTAATATCAAAACTGGTGAAATTATGAAGTTAAATTATACTTTAGAATTAGGAGAGAAAATCGTAGTCACTACATATAATAATGATAAAACTATTACTCATATTGATTCAAATGATAATGAAACTAATATAACTAATTCATTAGTATTTGGTACTAAATTTTTACAAGCACCAAATGGTGTAAATAAATACACAACAAGTGCTGATAGTGGTTCATCTAATTTGGACTGTACAATTAGCTATTACAACTACTATGAGGCAGTATAGAGGTGATTAGATGAAACTTATAGAGAGAGATACACATATTACTGGTGGAGGAAGAGGTATTATATTTGTTGATGGCAAATATTATATGTTGTCTGATTCACCAGCTAAAGTATGTGTTTCAGAAGATTTAGAAAATTGGGAAGAATATTCATTAAATAGTAGTTATTTAAAACCACAAAATATAGCATATGGTAATGGAGTTTTTGTTATATGTGGACTCGAAAGTACATCTAATAGCACATATATATATTATTCTAAAAATGGTACAACGTGGAATGCAGTAGCACTGCCTACGACTGTAGACTTTGCTATAAATTGTTATAGTGTTAGGTTTATAAATAATAAATTTGTCATCACAACTGATGGTTGGAAAACAACTTGGAGAACTGGAGATACAATAACAAAAATTGAAGAAAAAGTTGCTTTCTTCGAATCAACAAATGGTTCAAATTGGACTTTAAGATTATTAGTAATTGATAGAGGTACTGATACTAATTATAAAAATGCTAATGCTAGAGATATTGATTATCATAATGGTACATATGTGTATGTCGGAAATAATGGTAATATTTACAGTTCTACTAACTTAATTAACTGGGTAAAAAGAACCTCAAATACAACCAATAGATTAACTGGTATTTGCTATGGAAAAAGTCAATTTGTGATTTGTGGAGATTTAGGAACTATTTTAACATCTCCTAATGGTATTACATGGACAAAAAGGGATTCAACTATCAGTTCATATATGACACAAATGAAATATGCTAATGGTGCTTATTATGGATTAGGAAATAATGGCGAAGTAGTTTCATCACTTGATGGTATAATGTGGCAAAATATTTCATCAGTGACATCAGGCACTAGATTTGGTATGACATATGATAATATAGACAATTTATTAGTAATAACTGCATGGAAATATTCAAGTACTGGTACAATTCCAATATATATAATGAATATATCTAGAGAATTATCTAGTGAGGGTGAGGAAGATTCATCACTCTTTTTCTTTGATAAAGATTTAAATATGTTAGGAATAGTGGACTACTTTATTTCTTTAAGATGGCGAAGAAAATACTTTGAGGCTGGAGAATTTGAAATAGTTCTACCAGTAAATGATTATATGATGCAATTTATTTCAACTGATGTAATAGTTATGAGAAATAATTATACTGAGGCAGGAATAATTGAAACAATTGAATTTAGTGACAATGGAACAAATGAAGAAGTGACTATTAGTGGTCGCTTTTTAAGTGCCTTATTATCTAGAAGAATTGTTAAAAGTAAGATTAATTTTAGTGGAAATACCATAGAGGGTATGAATACTATAGTAAATGCTATGACACCATTAACTACACAGTGGGAAACCGAAACAGTCACTATGTCATCACCACATATTGATTTTCAAGTCACTTATAAAAATGTTTATGAATATCTATGTAAACTTGCTGAATATTCAAATATAGGAATCAGAGTCGTACCAAATGTTGATTCAAAGGTTTATATGTTTGAAGTATGGAAAGGTTTAGATAGAACATCAGAACAAAGTGAGAACGAAGAATACTCATTTAGTGATGATAATTATAACATAGAGCAGGGTAAACTTATTATGAGTGAAAAAACTAAAGCAAATTATGTTTTGGTTGGTGGAACTGGTGAAGATAGTTCAAGAGTACTTGTGACAGTAGATGATGGTGCGACTGGGTTTGATAGATATGAAATATTCAGTGACCAAAAGTCATTAAGTAATAAAGATTTGTCAGATAGTGCTTATCGAGAAAAATTAAAATCAGTTGGTGAGGGAAAATTATCTGATGGAACATTTCAGTTAGAAGTCACTGCATTAGTTCAGCAAGATTATAAAACAAAATGGAATTTAGGAGATATAGTTAATATAAAAAAAGAAAAATGGGGTGTTTACACCACATATCGAATAATAGAAGTAGAAGAAACCATAGAAGATGGTAAAAAAACAATATATCCTACATTTGGTAGTCCTCTATCAAGTGCATGGGATGATGAATAGGAGGAAAAAATAAATGGCTCAAAAATATGGATTTTTTAATTCAGTAAATAATGATAGAGTCTATGATGCATCGGATGTTGCGAGATTTTTATCTAAATTCTTTACTAATGGGGTATTTAATAATAGTTTAGCAGTAAGTTCAAATGATAATATGACTGTTAGTGTAGCAACTGGTAATGCTAATATAAATGGTTATGGCTATGAAAATACTGAATCACTTACATTAGATATTGATGAGGCAGATAGTGAATTAGATAGAATTGATTCAATTGTTGTTAGATTAGATTTAACAAATAGACAAATTACTACAATTGTCTTAACTGGATTAACTGCCACTACACCAAGTCAGCCAACTATAACTAGAAGTGGCAATATTTATGATTTAAGACTTGCAAATATATCAGTTCCTGCAGGTACAACAAGAATTACAACTGATATGATAACTGATACTAGATTCGGTGCAGATTGTGGTAATGTCACTCAAGCAGTATTAGAATTAGATACATCAGAAATATTTGCACAATATGAGGCTTATTTTAAAGAATGGTTTGCTGAATTACAAGATGAGTTAGATACAAGTCAAGCAGGTCATTTACAAAATGAAATAAATGACATTAGATTATCATTAGGTTTATTTACTGATACTTATGATTCGACTCATACATATAGTAAAGATGATTTAACTATACATGAACATAAAATATATAGTTGTAAAGCTAATGATACAACTGGTGCATGGAATTCATCAAAATGGGATTTAGTACCAATAATAAATAATAGTTAGAAAGGATGATAAAAATGAGAAAAACTATTGACACGA